TTCTCGTTGCGAAGGATGCTTTTTACCGTTGTATCTCGCCATTGTGTTTTGCCGCCGGGAGTGTTGACGCCTTCTTCGGTCAACTTTTTCGCGATGCCGTAAGGCGACATCCCTTTGATGTAGAGCGCGTAAATTCTGCGAATCACCTTTGCCTCGCTCTCATTGATGACAAGCGTTCCATCCTCTCCTTTATCGTAGCCGAGGAATCGACTGTAGCTGAGGGTGAATTTCCCGTCCGCCATTTTCTTTCGGATGCCCCAATTCACATTTTCTGAAATGGAGCGCGATTCTTCCTGACTGAGGCTCGCCAAAATGGTCAAGATCATTTCCACTTTCGGATCGAATGTTTTCAGGTTCTCTTTTTCAAACCAGACCTCCACGCCATGTTCTTTGAGTTTTCGTATCGTCGTGAGGCTGTCCACGGTGTTTCTCGCGAAACGGCTCACCGATTTCGTGAGAATCAATTGGATTTTTCCATCCAAGGCATCCTGCACCATCGCCTTGAACGCCTCTCGCTTTTGCGTGTTGCAGCCACTGATTCCTTCATCAGCATACACCTTGACGAACGCCCAATCCGCACGGCTCTTGATGTACTTCTCGTAGTAATCACATTGAGCGGCATAGCTAGTCTGCTGTTCTTCTTCCTCTGTGGAAACTCTCGCATACGCTGCAACTTTACGCTTTTCCTTGGCAGATAAGGGCTGCGCCGAGAATTTATTGACGCTGGCCGGGATGACCGTTACGCTTCTCATCGTCCATTCGCCTCCTTGTGGCAATGCGCCGTTCCTGCTTTTTCAGTTCGACCGCTCGCCGTTTTTGGACGGTATCAAACAGTTCCTTGCTGACAATCGGCGCGTGGTCATTTTCTATCCGTTCATCTGCACCGCTTGCCGTAAACTGTCCTTTGACGGTTCGATGTCCGATGTAAAAATCGCTGTCGAGGGATGAAGTGACCACGCGGCGGGAAATCTTGCCGCGAACGCTCTTATAGCCCATTGCCTCCAATTTTCTTGATATGTCCGCAATCTTCCACCCTTCGGCGTAGTATTGATACATCAGCTTCACGGCTTCCGCCTCTTCGGGAACAATCACATAGCCGTTCTTGCTCCAGGTGTAGCCGAAAGGCTTTCTGTGCGGGTCGGTATATTTCTTCTCTTCCTGACTGAAATAATGGATGCGGGCGCTCTTTATCGTGCCATCGTAAAAATGGAATTCCAACACGTCCGTATCGGTGGTGAGAATCTTCTCCACGGTCTTGGCAAACACATCCTCATCAAATTCGGATAACCCCAGAACCTCACGACACGCCTCCCACAGACGATACCCACGGATGTTCCTTGCATCGCACGTCTGCTTGCGAATTTTGCCAGAGCAAAACCAATGCTCCTGCAAGCCGTCATGCCTGTTGGTTTTGGTCACGCCCTTGACGAAGTGTGCGCCGCATCTTCCGCAGATGATTTTTGCCGAGAAACAGCTGGGCTTAAGAATACGATGTGCCGCCGGGTTGAACTCGTAGCTCGCCTTGATTTTCTCCTGTACCTTCTCGAACGTCTCGCGCTCGATGATCGGCGCGTGATTGTCGGTGACGAGGTATCTTGGCAGCTGCCCGGTGTTCTTGATGATTTTATGCGTCCGAGAGTTTTCCGTGAAATACCGTTGCAGGATGACATCACCGACGTAAACGGGATTCTCCAAAACGTATCGGATGAACGGTATCGAGCAGGCGTGACCGTTTTCTTTGAGCCATCCGGCTGTGCGCCTGAGCGCAACGCCTTTTAGGAAATTGTCGAAAATCACTCGGATGGCTTTCGCTTCTTCCTCGCAGATGACGAAGGTTTCTCCATTCCAGCGATAACCGTAAGCTGCGACATGCCATTGCTTCCCTCGCTCGAATTTCTTCCGAATCGCCCATTTGGCATTTTCGGATTGGCTGCGGCTTTCTTCTTCCGAAAAGCCTGCCAGAATGCTGAGCAAAAGCTCGCCATCGGTCGAGAAAGAACTGATATTTTCTTTTTCAAACCGTACTTCTACGCCGATGGACTTCAGGTGGCGCACGGTTTCCAGAAGATCCACCGTGTTTCTGGCAAATCTTGAGATGCTCTTGCAGAGAACGATGTTGATTTTTCCGGCATTGCAGTCATCGAGCAAACGCTGAAATTCTGCCCTGCGGCGAATGTCGCCGCCGGAGATGCCGCTATCGGCATAAACGCCGACGTAGAGCCATTCGGGATTGCTTTGGATACGTTCACTGAAGTAGCTGACCTGCACCGAAAGCGAATGGTTCAGCCTGTCCGATTCCATCGAGATGCGGGCATACGCCGCCACGCGCTTCCTCGACTTCAAAGCGACGACGGCAGGCTCGATTTTTCTTACCTCAGCCACTCTACCCACCTCCTTTCCATCCTATATATTGCTCTGTGAGGCGGATTTATCAAGCGTTTTCCGATAAAAGACGACCAAGATACGGCTGATATTTTTCAAGGAGCATGGTGTCGATTTCAACATATTCATCCGCCGTGATGAGGCCTTGCTCCCGCATGGATTTTGCCACGGAAAGCGACACTTGGTAGAGCATATCTGCGCGGTACTGCTCTTTACGCATTTGCACCACCGCCTTGAAAACGCTCTGCCACATAGCAGGTGTGTGAGCAATATTTCCGATGCTCGCGCTCGTAAGCAGAAAACGCTTTGCCGCAATGGATGCAGCGGATGGTTTCGCCCGTAGGCTTATTGCCTTTGTCACGATTCTTGTTCCACCACTTCTCCCGGCATTCTGCCGAGCAGAACTTCCGCTGTTTTCTCTTCGGCATCTGCACCAGCGGCTTGCCGCAAGCAAGGCACACGGCAGATGAGGAATTGCCCGTCAATTCGTTGTTGCGGCAAAAGGACTTCACCGTGTTTACGGATATGCCGACCGCCAAGGCTATTTTCTTGTAACCCAGTCCACCTCTGCGGAGCGCATGAATTCGTTGTTTCTGTTCTTCCGTCATAGAAAACACCTCCTGCAAGGTAGCCTTGGCAGGAGGCGAAAAAGGACGTTTTATTCTTTCTGATAGAACGAACACTCGAAACCGTCGGCGTGAAGCAGCAACCCCTCCGCCCAAGGCGGAGTTCTCGCCATTTGCTCACAAACGGTGGAGAGGGAGGCGCACTTGTCACATTCGATGATGAGTTCATCGTCGTGAACGTGCGCGACAATATCCATGTGCTTCAACGTCTGCATGGCATAGCAGAGAATATCACGGCTGATGGCCTGTGTGATGTTTTCCACGAGTTTCGGGCCGTAGGATTCGATTCGCTCCCACTTCTTTGCCGTGTTCAATCCCATATAGGTAATGGATTCGCCACCGAACTTGTTCTCGCCGATGCGCGGCTTTGCATAGGCAAGCCGTCTGCCGCTCGGAAATTCGATGAACATCATGCCGCTTTGGCAGATGAACTGGATGCCGTGCGTGACCGTCTTGCTGCGCTCCTTGATGCAGTCCTTAGCGGCGCGATCCACCGCCCACCAGAAGTCCACGATGTTCGGATTTGCCGCACGCCATGCGTCCACAAGAGGCTTCAGCTCCTCTTCTTTCATGCCGAACTCCAATGCGCCGAATGCCTTGAGCGCACCGACGGAGCCGCCATAGCCACAGTTGTGGACTAATTTCCCCGATACGGTAAAACGGTGATGCTTTCCGACATTTCGTATGTCATAAAGTCGAGTCGTGCGCTGATGATACGCCAGTTTTTCCTTTTCTCGCTGACAGCTTTCTCCGCATCTTTGATGATTTCGGCACGGGTCATTCCGCAAGAGAGTTTTTTCGTCACCACATTGCGGCAGTAAGGCCAATACTCCTGATGAAACTCCGACAAAACCGTAATCCTGCGGTTTGCCTGATTTCCGGCTCTGCTTACAAAGCGTAGATTCCCTTTGGCATAATTTCCGTTTGTGTTGATGCGATCCAATTCCATCGACCGCGAGGGCATTCCGAATGTTTTTATGAGATACAGTCCCGCCTTTGTCACGCTTGGGAAGTCGAATTTTATTCCTCGTCCTCCGTAGAGCGGATATGCTCTGTCGTTTGGGTTCTCGCAACGCTGTTTTGCTGCGGTGAGTCGTCTGTTCAACCAACGTGGAATCTGTCTCGGCTGAGAGCAGCTTTGACAGCCCTTCGATTTCCCGCTCCGGAGATTGTCCAAATACTGCCATTGAATTGTGCCGCATCCAGTGCATTTCGTCAGAACGTAGCAATGGTTCATCGCCGCATTCCATCTCTTTTCCGGGCTGATGATTCTCACCCAGCCGAATTGCTGTCCTACCATCTCCTGTTTGTACGAGATGTGCGCCGCAGGAGGCGGCGTGTTCAAACCGTATCGGCTGCGATTTCCCCTCAACCCAGACGAGGTGATCCGGGGTTGCTGTAAGACCTTCATAGGTAATTACCTCCCGTTCGCCTTTGAAAATGACACC